CCTTCGTGGTGACCTGATGGCCGCGCTCGACTTCCCCGCATCACCGGTCAACGGGCAGGTGTTCAGCGCGCCCAACGGCGTCTCCTATGTGTGGTCCGCGACCTACACCGCATGGCAGGCGCTGCCGTTGTCGAGCGGCTTCGTTGGCGACTTCTGCGCCACTTCAACGTCAGCGGCAGGGATCACCACGACCAACACCGTCATGCTGTGTCCGACCATCCAATCGGGCAACGCGGGCGGATGGTACAACCCTGTCAACGGTCGCTTCACGCCGCCCAAGGGCCGCTATGTGCTCTACGCAATGGCGAATTGGTATTCGTCTTCAGCTTCGATCGGCGTGTGCGTCACGTTGCGCAAGAACGGCACGACGCTCATCACGCCCGAGATTTCAGAATTTACGATGGCGGCCAACATCGCCTGCCAAGCCGACGTGCAATTGACGATCGACGCCAACGGCACCGACTACTACGAGGCGCTGGTCCGTTCGTCTGGCCCGACGCCTTCGGCCGTCACGCTCATGAGTTTCAGCGCGGTGCCGGTCTCGCCCAACGCCAACATGGTGCAAGGCACGGGCGACTTCTTCGCCGCGTCGGCGTTGGCTGGTCTGCCTGCGAGCTTTGCGACGCTGACGCCGACCACGCAGGTCGGAAATGCCGGTGGCTGGTACAACGGTGGCAACGGTCGATGGACGCCACCCGCTGGGCGCTACTACGTCTGGGGTGGCATCGTCGCGGGCCTAACCTCGGGCGCGACGTTCCTCCAAGTGGTGCTGCGCAAGAACGGCGTGAACCTCTACGGCGGCTACGTCTGGTCCAGTCAGACGCCCGCCACTGCCAACTGGGTTGGCGACCCGATGGTTTCTGCCATCGTCGACATGAACGGCACCGACTACATCGAGATCGCCGCCAGCGCCAACAACGGCGTGAACTATGCAAGCATGCAGCAGATGTTCGGCGCCTTCCCGCTGTCGGGCATCAAGGGGCCGCAGGGTGATCCTGGCGCTGTCGGGCAGGCGGGTGCCAATGCCTTCAACATTCGCACGACGACGCAGGGCTTCACGCTGGGCAACAACTACACGGCGTTGTTCCGCAGCGAAGCGACGCCAGTCACTGACTACGATCCCGATGGTGTCATCAGCACCGTTGCTGCCGATGCTCGACGCTTCACTGCACCGAATGCAGGGCGCTATCACATGGAGGCACACGCCTACCTCTACCACAACGTCAACGGCCAAGGCGCGCTGATCATCCGGCACACCAACTCGGGCGGCACGCTGATCAGGCAGTACACCGACGCCCACTTTTCCGACACAACCGGCTACGGCTCTCAGTTCGCGGTCAGCGTCGACATCCAGATGGCAGCGGGCGACAGGATCGATTGGTGGTACGCGACTGGTGGGTCCTGTTACCCCATCCCATCGGGCAACATCTCCGGTTCTGGCTTAAGCCAGTTGACCTACGCCTGCGGCCATCGAATTTCATGAGGAGCGTCCCATGAGCATCACCATCATTCCTCACTGCACTTGCGATCGCTGCGGCGCCCAGGCTGACGGCGCTGAGATCGTGATCATCGACCCCAACATTCAGGTGCCGGTGGCCGAAGGCTGGGGTCGCATGTCGGCGCAGAGCGACGCCAGTATGCGCCTGATGCCGGGCACCTACATCGTGCTGTGTCCCGATTGCTCAGCCGAGGTGACACGAGTAGTGAGCACGCCGCCTGACACGATCGAGCATCACCGATGACGGCCTGGGTCAAACCGTTCTCCAACCTGCGCGACTGGTCGCCATCGGCGCCCAGCGGCGCCGACTGGGTGAAACCGTTCCCGCCCGATGATCTGTGGCGCCAGAACACGAGCCGCTACATCAGGCTGACCGAGGACGGCATCGTGCGCATCACCGAGGACGGCCTGCGCTTCCGCGTGATCGAGCACACGCTGACGATCTGGACCAAACCATTTCCGCCGCCTGATCCCTGGGTGCCGGCATAGGAGGAGACGATGGCACTGAACAAAAACCACCAAGCAAAGATCGATCTCATGAACGCCTACGACATGGCCGATCGCAACACGCCGCGCGACCAGATCGGCCGCGCTCGCTACGGCATGGGCGCGGGCGGTCTGCCGCGCACGCCTGCCCAGCAGGCGGCGGTGAAGAAGGCGGCGAAGGCATCGGCCCAGGCGCGCGGGCAGCGCGCGGCGCTGAGCCGTCGTGAGCCGAAGGGCGCTAGCGGCGTCACGTCGGCGCCAGCTCCTGGCGTGTCGACGGGGTCGCTGTCGCTGGCGAAGAAGCCGAAAGGCATCCTGCTGTGACCGAAGCTGAGTTCCGCGCGAAGTACCCGCACTCGACGGACGATCAGGTGCGGCTCTACCTGGAGGCGGTCGCTGCCGAAGCAGCGAGCCCGCCACGGGTAGAGCCTGACATCCCGATGCCGATCGTCACGGTGCCGGTGCCAGTGGTCACCACTTACACGACGGCGCCGCAGGTGTTCGCGCCGTACCTGGAGGAGGCACCGCCCGACTGGGCGTGGCAGGGCGATCTGCGCGACGTGCTGGCGACGTGGCAGGGCCTGTCATCAGATCAGCGCGACCGGCTGCCCAACATGACTGAAGACGACGCCTTGGCGTTCATGTTTGATCCCAAGGAATTTGAAGCACGAGTTTAAGCGTAAAGGAGGGCGCGTATCATGCCCGACCTACCGATTGCGTACACGACCGGCCCAGGCCTTCGCGAGATGCCCGCCATCTCCGAAGGCCCGCAGCCGATGGATGAGCAGCAGTTCTCGACGGCGGTGAAGGCCTCGATCGATGACGCTGCCAACTACATCGACAGCTTCATCGCGCGCCCGCGTGCGTTGTCTACGAGCTACTATCGCGGCGACCCCTTCGGCAATGAGGAGGTGGGCCGCTCGCAGTTCGTGATGACCGAGGTGCGCGACACGGTGCTGGCGCAGATGCCGAGCTTGCTGCGCATCTTTACCAGCTCCAGCGAGGTGTGCACTTTCGAGCCGCGCACGGCGCAGAAGGTCGAGCAGGCCGAGCAGGCGACCGACTACGTCAATTACCTGTTCTACAACGACAACGACGGCTTCTCGATCCTCTACAACGCTTTCAAGGATGCGCTGGTGCGCAAGAGCGGCGTGCTCAAGTGGCGTTGGGATGAAGACATCGAGATCAGCGAATACTCCTTCACCAACCTGAGCGACGCTCAGATGCACCTCCTGGCGACCAGCCAGGATGCCGAGATCATCGAGCACGAAAGCCAGCCGGTGCCTGACTGGCAGCCTCCGATGGACCCGATGACGGGCCAGCCGATCCCGATCCCGCAGCCGATGCTGCACGACTGCCGAGTGCGTATTCAGAAAAACAAGAGCCGCGTGCTGGTCGAGTGCTTGCCGCCCGAGGAGCTGTTGGTGAGCCGCAGCGGTCGCGATCTGAAGACCAGCCCGCTGGTCGGGCATCGCACGATCAAGACCTACAGCGACTTGGTGAAGATGGGTTACGACCCCGAGATGATCAAAGAGGTCTCGGGCATCGGTGACACGTTCCTGACCAACACCGAGGCGCAGACGCGCAACCCGGCGATCAATTCGTTCCAGCAGTCGCCTGACATCAATGACGAAAGCGCCACCAAGGTGGTCTACAACGAGGTGTACGTTCGCATCGATCGCGATGGCGACGGCATCGCTGAGCTGCGCCGCGTGTGCATGATCGGCCAGACCGTCCTGGCCGATGAGGTGTGGGATGAAGTGCCGATGTCGGTGCTATGCCCAGACCCTGAGCCGCACATGATCATCGGCAACTCGGTTGCCGATCAGACGATGGACATCCAGCTCCTGATGTCGGCCATCGTGCGCAACACGCTCGATAGCCTCGCCCAGGCCATTCATCCGCGCACGGCGGTGGTCGAGGGTCAGGTGAACATGGATGACGTGATGAACACCGAGACCGGGGCGATCGTGCGCATGCGCGCCCCTGGCATGGTGCAGGAGCTGAACACGACCTTTGTCGGCCAGCAGGCGATGCCGATCATCGCGTGGCTCGATCAGGTGAAGGCCAAGCGTACCGGCGTCGTGCCGGCGTCGGCCGGCCTCGATCCCGACGTGCTGCAGAGCACGACCAAGTCGGGCGTCGATGCCACCATCCAGGGCGCCCAGGAGCGCACTGAGATGATCGCGCGGCTCTTCGCTGAGGGCGGCATCAAGCCGATGATGAAGGGCATCCTGAAGCTCGTGTGCCGGCATCAGGATCGCGCCCGCATGGTGCGCCTGCGCGGCAAGTGGGTCGAGGTCGACCCGCGCTCGTGGGACGCCGACATGGATGTGATCACCCACGTGGCGCTCGGGCGCGGCACCGAACAGGATCGCCTCATGGCGCTGGCGCTGATCGCGCAAAAGCAGGAGGGCGCGATCGGCACCATGGGCGGCATCACCAACCCGCTGGCCGATCTCGGCAACTACCGCAACACGCTCGCCAAGATGACCGAGATCATGGGCTACAAGGCGGTCGATGAATTTTGGAAGCCGGTCGACATGCAGCAGATCGCGCAGCAGCAGGCGGCCAACCCGCCACCGCCCGATCCCAACATGGTCGTGGCCCAGGCCCAGGCGCAGAAGGTCGCGGCCGAGATCGAGGTCGACAAGGCCAAGCTCATGCAGGAGCAGCAGGCCCAGCAGATGGAGGCGGCGCAAGCCGAGCGCGATTTCATGCTGAAGATGCGGCAGGCCGAGCTGCAGGCTGAGACCGATCGACAGGCCGCTGTGCTGCAGGATCAGCGCGAGCGCGAGAAGATGCGCATCGATGCCGTGCTGAAGCTGCAGATCGCTCAGCTCCAGGCTGGCGCGCAAGTGACCACCGCCGAGGTGCAGGCCGAGCTGGGCGCGGCCAACATCGTCGCTGATCTGGAGAAGACCCGCGAGACGCTGGACCGTGAGGAGGAGGCGCATGCGCGTGAGATGGAGCGCGACATGGTCCAGCACCGCATGACGATCGAGCAGAAGCGTGAGGCCGCTACGCAAGCGGCAGAAGCGAAGAAGGCGAGCAATGGACCTGCCGCAACTGACTGACGATCAGGTTTTCGAGGTGCGTGAATTTTTCAGCGGCGCCGCTGCGTCGCTGATCTTTCAGCGCCTTGAGGCTGAAGTGCTGTCCGACTGGATTATGAGCCAGTCGACGGCCGATCGTGAACAGCACTGGCACAAGCTGCAGGCGATCCTGGAGCTGCAGGCGAAGCTGCGCGATGCCGGCGCCGACAAACGACTAACACAACGATCCCAGAACGCTCGGGCAACGAACACCGTAAAAAGCCGTACGGAACCCGTAGACACCCCCAGTACGTGAGGCGTAAAAAGTAACCATGCCGACCACCACTGCTGACACGTCCGCGCCATCGGGCACCAGCCTGGAGGACGCGGCGCGTGCGATCGAGGGATTGCTGGACCAGCCCGAAGGGGATGACACCCAAGCGCCCGACACCACCGCCGCCGACGCTGCCGACACCGACACGGGTGACGGCGTTGCTGAGGACACCTCCAAAGAGACGCCTGCAGAGCCGCAGGAGGAGGAGACCGACGCATCGGATGAAGCTGACAAAGCATCCGAGGAGATCGACCCGAAGACCGCCATGGTCACCGTCACGATCGACGGCAAGTCCGAGGCGATACCTTTGGAGGAGGTCACCAAGGGCTACCAGCGACAGGCCGATTACAGCCGTAAGATGAAGGCCCTGCACGAGGAGCGAGAGAGTTTCGCCACCGAGCGCAAGGCAGTCACCGATGAGCGTGCGACCTACAAGACCATGCTGGGGGCACTCCAGGAGCAGCTACAGGCGCTGCAGCCGCAGGAGCCAGATTGGGATGAGGTCTACAGGACGGACCCCGTTGGGTACGCCCGGCGTCGCGATGAATGGCGTGACAAGCAAGACAAGATCGCTGCGGCGAAATTTGAGCTTGAGCGCGTTCAAGGCGAAGAGAGGAAGGAGCACGAGGCGGCGATCAGGAAGGTGGTGGCAGAAAATCGAGCGAAGATGCTCGATAAAAACCCCGCCTGGAAGGACCCCAAAGTTTGGGAAGCCGATCGAGTGAAGCTCGTGAGCTACGCTCGCGAGTGCGGCTACTCAGATGAGGAGATTTCCGCCGCCGTCGACCCACGTGCTCTGATCTGGGGGCACAAAGCGCGCCTCTACGATGAGCTGATGGCCAACAAGCCGAAGCCCGCCGTAGTGAAGAGGCCCGCCGCAGCTCCAGCCGGTGCGTCACGCGACGGTGCTACGACCGGCAGGCTCAACGCGGCTCAGCAACGTCTCGCCAAGAGCGGTCGCATCGAAGATGCGGCCAAGGTGTTTGAGCAGATCATCTAGCGGGTGATCTGCCCTGCGTTGAGGGCGTACCCCATGGCGTTGATTACCAACACGATCACGCGATACGACGCGACCCGCGCCGTGCGTGAAGACCTTTCCAACATGATCTACAACATCGCGCCGGTCGACGTGCCCGTCATGTCGAATATCGGTCGCGACACTGCCAAGCAGACGCTTTTCGAGTGGCAGACTGACGGCCTCGCTGCGCCGGCCAACAACCCGGTGCTCGAAGGCGATGACATCGTCGGCGTGACCGACGCTCGCGCACCGACCAATCGCGTGAACAACTACACCCAGATCAACCGCAAGATCGTGACCGTGTCGGGCACCTTGGAAGCGGTCGATAAGGCGGGCATGCGCTCCTACCTGAGCTACGAGCTGGCGAAGGCGGCGAGCGAAATGAAGCGTGACATGGAGACCGGCATCTGCGGCGCCCAGGTGGGCAACGCTGGTTCCAACTCTGTGGCGCGCCGCACGGCGGGCATGGGCGCCTGGATCATCACCAACTATCAGGCGGGTGCCGGCACTGGCGCCGCGCCAGTGATGTCCTCGCCGCCATCCAACGGCACGCCTGCCACCGCCGCTGTTGCCGGCACGGCCCGCGCCTTCACCGAGGCGCTGTTCAAGACGGCGCAGCAGAACGTGTGGACCCAGGGCGGCAATCCCAAGGTCGCGTTCATGGGTGCTACTCAAAAGGTAGTGTTCTCGACGTTCGTCGGCATCGCCACGCGTTTCCGCGATGTGCCGGCTGGCCAGCAGGCGCAGATCATCGGCGCGGCCGATCTCTACGTTGGCGACTTTGGCGAAACGTCGGCGGTGCCCGATCGGTTCATGCCGCTCGGCAACGTCTACGTGGGCGATCCCGAGTACGCGAGCGTCGCGTATCTCCGCAACTTCCGCACCGAGGTGATGGCGAAGACCGCCGATGGCGAGAAGCGCATGATCCTCGCTGAGTGGGGCCTGCGCATGAAGTCCCAGCTTAGCTGGGCCAACATCGCGGACCTGACCTGAGGCCTTCTCTGCGTAGCGTTTAGAGGGGGACTGAGGGGTGGCAGCGTAGCGTACGCCACCCCTCACTTTCAGGAGGGTCCGATGACCGACAAGCGATTGCTCGACATCGACCCGCTCACGGGCACGGCGCAGTACAGCGCCTACGATGAGAGCGCAGATGCGTTTCACTACCACCAAGAGATCGAAGCGCAGCCGCTGCAGGAGCTGAACCGCAAATTTTACAACGACGCAGCGACTGGCTGGGGCGACGGCCAGATCGTGGCGCGCTTGCCGCTCGTGCTGTGGCTGAAGCTCTACCAGGACGGCACGCTGAACGACCGCGCCAAGCTCAAGCGCTGGCTCAACGATCCTGACAATCGCGACTTCCGCGTGCGGCCTGGGTGGGTGTGATGCCAGCCATCCAGATCACCAACTACAGCGAGCTGCAGGCGGCCACGATCGACTGGCTGAACCGTGGCGACCTTGTCGATCAGGTGCCGGCCTTCATTATGATGACGACGGCGCAGTTCAATCGCGAGATGCGGCTGCGCGAAATGATGCAGCGCGCCGACGCCACCAGCGACCAGGAGCTGGTCGAGGTGCCGAACGATTTCCTGGAGGTCTACTCGCTGATGCTCGCGCCGAGTGGCACGTCGCCACCGCTGCGCTACATCAGCGAAAGGGACAGCAACATCCTGAAGGCCAAGACGGGCGGGCTGAGCGGCCCGGTCGCGGCCTACACGATCATCGGCAACACTTTCGAGCTGATCCCGCCACCGGGCGGCAACGTCGACCTGAAGCTCGTCTACTACGCGCGCATCCCCGATCTCAGCGACGCCAATCCGACCAACTGGCTGCTGACCAGGGCGCCCGATCTCTATCTCTACTCGACGCTGCTGCAGGCCGAGCCCTACCTAAAGAACGATCAGCGGATGGCCATGTGGCTGCAGCTCCGCGCGGCAATCATCGAAGGCATGCGGATAGAGACCGAGGCGGCTTTGCGCCCGCGCTCGGGCTTCACCGCGCGTGCCCAGAGTTTTTACTAGGAGGCCGTCATGACCATAGGTCTCGCTTTTTGGATTTTAATGCTGCTGTGGCTGATCTTCGGCTTCGCTTGGCACTGGGGCGCGATCCCTGGTCCCTACGGCGTGTGGGGCGGTGGCTTGCTCCTCTTCATCCTCTTGCTGCTGCTGGGCTGGAGGGTGTTCGGGGCTCCGTTGCATGGATGAGCGACAAGCCTCCCTTCGACGCGGTCAAGGCGTGCTTCTACCTGATCGCGTTCGTGATCTTCGTTCACTGCATCGTGGTGATCCTGGGCGCCGCTGCGTGCCTCACCTACGTGAACGAGATCATCGAGCAAAAATGGAAATGCGACCCGCAGGGCCGGCTGTCCGAGCTGCTGTCGGGCGCGCTCGCCGCTGCGCTCGCCTTCGCTGGCGGCTTCACGCGCAACAGGTGAGGGCACGATGACCACCAAGCTGACCGAGCACTTCACGCTGGAGGAGTTCACGGCGTCGCAGACGGCATCGCGCATGGGCCTCAACAACGTCCCGCCCGAAGGCAGCCAGGAGCGCGCCAACGTCCAACGCACCGCCGAGACCCTGGAGAAGGTTCGCCTGATCCTGGGTGAGAAGCCCGTGCTGATCAGCTCGGGCTATCGCAGTCCCGAGGTCAACCGGGCAGTCGGCGGTGCGACCAACAGTGCGCACCTGTCGGGGCTGGCGGTCGACTTCACCTGCCCAGGCTACGGCACGCCGCTCGACGTGTGTCACGCCCTGCAGCCGCACATGGCCGACCTGGGCATCGACCAGCTCATTTACGAATACGCCTCCTGGGTGCACCTGGGTCTGTCGGCGGGCGAGCCCCGCCACATGGCCCTGACCATCGACAACGGCGGCACCCGCACCGGGATCGCCTAGGAGGCCCGTATTTGGCCGTACAGGGGTTTGGGTCAGCTCCTCCCCCTGGACCGTCCGACCGTACGGTGGCCTTGTAGCCCCGTACGGGCGGGCGTACGGTGGCCCTTATCGTCGGAGAGTAGCGTATGGCCGACAGTTTTACCCCGAACCTGAACCTCCGAAAGCCCGAGGTGGGCGCCGCTTTCGACACCTGGGGTGGTGCGGCCGGCCTCAACAGCGACCTGGACATCCTTGATGCGGTGTTTCTGGCCACTGGCCTGGGCACGAGCGTCGGCGTGCACGTCGGCACCGGCAAGGTGCTGAACATCGATGACACTGGCGAGCTGAAGGTCAACGCGGACGGCATCACGATCTTTGATCGCACCGATCCCACCAAGGCGGCCAAGCTGGTGGCCTCCAGCATCACGACGGCGACGACGCGCTCCTACACCCTGCCCGACGCCAACGGCACGGTGGCGCTCATCGATGACGTGAGCAAGCGGTCGCCCAGGGGCACGGTCCTGTACGGCCTCTATGGCGCCACGGCGCCCGAGGGCACGCTGTGGCTGAACGGCACGACGTTCGGCAATGCCGCGAGCGGCGCCAGCCAGCGCGCCAACGCCGACACGTGGCTGATCTATGATCACTTCTGGACCAAGCTCGGCGCGACGCCGACAGGCGGTCGCGGTGCCACGGCGCTGGCCGACTTTAATGCCGGCAAGCCGATGCCGTTGCCCAACTTCGCCGGCCGTGCGCCGTTCGCGCTCGACAACAACGGCGGGATCGCCAGCGCCAACGTGCTCGCTCCTGGGGCCGGCGCCAATTCGACGGTGCGTGGCGCCGTCGTCGGCCAATCGACCGAGGCGGCGGGCGTGAACGTGAGCGGCACCATTTTCGTCGGCGGCAGCGCGACCGGCAGCCTGGGCGTGAGCGGCAGCACGGGCGGCTCGGTCAGTGGCCAAAGCCAGACATCGAACGGGAGCGGTTCGGTGTTCGACTACACGACCCACGCGCACAGCCACAACATCAGCGGCACTGCCAGCGGCACGCTGACCGTCAGCGCCAACGGCGGCAACAGCATGAGCGGCGCGACGGTCGCGGTCACCAACGTGCCGCCCGGCGCGATGTGCGACTGCGTCATCGTGATGTGATCGCCATGCAGCTCATGCCGATCGACCTTCCCCCTGGCCTGGAGCGCAACGGCTCACCGTACAACAGCACGGGCCGGTTCTGGGATATGAACCTGATGCGCTGGGCCTCGGGCAGCGCGCGGCCGATCGGCGGCTGGACGCGCAAGACGAGCCCAGCGCTCGACAGCGCGGTGCGTCGCTTCTTCACGTGGCGCAAGAATGACAACACGACGGGCACGCTGGTCGGGACCGAAAACAAGCTCTACGTCGACTTCGCGGGTGGCTGGCTCGACATCACGCCGAGCGGCATCGTGCCGCCGATCAACACGATCGCGGGCGGCTACGGCACTGGCCCCTATGGCGCCTACGAATACGGCACGCCGCGCCCGCCCGGTATCAGCTCGATCTCGGCGCCCAACTACGCGCTGTGGTCCTTCGCCAACTGGGGCGAGGACGTTCTGCTGCTGAGCAGCCTCGATAATCGGATGTTCCACTACATCGCAACGACGCCTGACACCGCGCCCGTGGTGATGACGGACCCGCCGCTCAGCAATGCCGTGGCGGTCACCGAGGAGCGCCACGTGATGGTGTGCGGCCCGGTGATCGGCGGCACCTACTTCCCGCACCGCATCGCCTGGGCGAGCCGCGAAAGTCTCACTGACTGGGACTTCGCCAGCGCCACCAACACGGCGGGCTTCCTCGATCTCAGCGCGACCAGCCCGCTCAGTTTCCTGGTCAAGGTGCGTGAGGGCATCCTGGCCTTCACCGGCACTGAGGTGTTCCTGGTCCAGTATGTCGGCATGCCATACGTCTATGGCGCGACCAAGCTGGCCGAGTTCCCGATGATGCACCCCTACACGGTGGCGACTTTCTCGGGCGGCAATGCGATGTGGTTCACGCCGCGCGCTGTTCAGATGTACGCAAGCGGTGTGGTGCAGCCGATCTTGTGCCCGTTGTTTAACGACGCGCGTCTCGACTTCAATGCCAACTGGTTCATGATCCGCAGCCACGCATCAAGCAATGGCCAGTTCCCTGAAGTGTGGATGTTCTGGCCGAGCGCCAACGCAGCGGACGGCGAATGCGACCGCTACATGATCTACAACTACCTCGAAGGGTGGTGGGGTTGGGGCTACCTGAAGCGTTCCGCGATGGTGCCGAGTGGCGCTGTGCGTCGGCCGCTCGCCGGCAGCGCTGACGGCAACATCTATCAGCATGAAGACGGCTGGACTGATGCCGGCATCCCGATCCTGGCCAATCGCTGGCTCGAAACCGGCGCGCTCGGCATCGGTGGCGGCTCGCAGGTGGTCGATGTTAAGCAGGCCCTGCTGGCGACCAACGATCGGCCGCAGAGCGTCAAGCTGCAATTCTTCGGGCGCTACACGCCCGATGGCCAAGAGCGCGTGTTCGGCCCCTACACGCCGCGCTCCGATGGCTACACCGACACGCGGGTGAATTGCCGCGAGGCGCGCGTGCGCTACGTCGGCAACATCGATGATCCTTTCGAGGTGGGCCTGCTGCGTCTCGACGTGTCGGCGGGAGGCAGCCGATGATCAATACGCAATTCCCCGCCGCACCCGAGCGCTACACGCCCGCCTGGGCCAACAACCTGACGCAGGCCTTGCGGCGCTACTTGTCGCTGGCGGTGAGCCAGGAGGAGGAGACGCCGCGCATCGTCCTGCGGGCGCCCAACGGCAAGCTCTATGACCTGACTGTCGACAACGCGGGCGCGCTGGTCGTGACCGCGACGGAGAAGCAACGTGCCTGACATCGTCCCGGTCTACACGCGCATGGCCCCGGCCAGCCCGCAGGCGATCGACAAGGTCAATCGCTTCGCTGCTGTGCTGAAGGAGATGCCGCAGACGCCATTCGTCACGGAGCACATGCTGCATGCCGGCATGTACACGCGCACGGTGCGCCTGCCCGCTGAGACGGCTGCGGCGGCGGTGCTGATCAAGCCACCGACCGTGCTGATCTTCCAGGGCACCGCCGACATCTATTCCGACGATGAAGTGATCAAGGTCACGGGCTACAGCGTGCTGCCCGGTAGCGCCGGTCGCAAGATCGCTTTCGTGACCTACAGCGACGTTGCCATGTCGATGATCTTTCCGACGACGGTGCGAACGATCGAAGAGGCAGAAAGGCAATTCACCGATGAGCATGCGTTGCTCGTGCCGCTGTCGCGGACCGATGAGCATCGCATCCTGATTACGGGAGAGTAGAATGAGCGGCATTATCGCTGCTGCTGGCATCGCCGCCGCTGGTGGTATCGCCGCCAGCATGCTCAACAAAGGTGGTGGTGCTGGCGGCGGCTCGCAAAGCTCGACGCAGCAGTACCAGCTTCCTTTTGGCATCCAGCAGCGCGAGACCGACAACTATGACTTGGCCATGCAGACGGCCAACGGGTTGCTCGGCCCCTACACCGGGCAGCGCGTTGCCGATCTCACGCCTGAGCAGCGCAATCTGATCGCTCAACTCTATGGCAACGTCGGCTCCACAAACGCTGCCTTCGGCACGGCGCAGGGCATCACCAACGGGCTGGCTGGCTACAACCCGTCGATGGTCAATCCGCAGATGCTGCGCGACACCGATCTCAATCCGTATATGAACCCATATACGCAATCGGTGATCGACCCGTCGATGAAGCTCCTCGATCAGTCGCTGGCGGGGCAGCAGAACGCCACGGCGGCGTCGGCCGTCCAAAACAAGGCCTTCGGCGGCTCGCGTCACGGCATCGTGGAGGGGATGAACAACGCCCAGACCAACCTGCTGAAGGGGCAGCTTGCTGGTCAGCTCAACAGCGCGAATTTCCTGCAGGCGCAGCAAGCTGCGACGGGCGACATCACGCGCGACTTCACCGGGCAGCAGTTCAATTCGCAGATGGGCCTCGCTGGCGCTCAGTTCCGTGGCAACATGGCCAACCAGCTCGGCAATCTGGCGGCGGCGGGGCAGAACAATTGGCTGCAGGGCGTCCAGGCGGCGATGGGCGGCCAAGGTATGCTGCAGGCGCAAGATCAGGCCCAGCTCGACGCGGCCCGGCAGCTTTACGCCGAGCAGCGCCAACAGCCGCTCGACGTGCTGCAGATCAGGCAGAACGCGCTCGCCCAGGCGCAGCCGTGGTACAGCCCATCGGTGACGCAGACCGGCCCCGGCCCGTCGAGCAGCCCACTGATGTCGGGCCTCGGCACGGCGTCGACCTTGATGGGCATGTTCGGCTCGCTGAAGAATATGGGCCTGTTCAGTCCAGGTAGCGGCGGTGGCAGTGGGCTGACCACCGACCAAGTGATGAAGATCGCGTTGGGTTGAGATGAGCACATTCCAGGAGCGCGCCCTTCAGTTCTATCGGTCGCAAGGCCTGCCGCCGCATCAGGCGGCGGCGATGGTGGCGCACGCGATTGCTGAAAGCGGTGGCGACCCAACGATCAAGGAACGCCTGCCGGGCGGCAAGACCGGCCCAGGCTACGGCACGTTCCAGTGGACGACGCCCAGCCGCAAGAAGGGCCTCTATGACTTCGCGGCCCAAAACCATCTCGATCCCGACGCCGAGGAGACACAGCTTCGCTACTCGCTTCACGAGCTGCGCACGAGCGAGAAGGCGGCGGGCGACAAGCTGTTTAATGCGAAGACGTTCAAAGAGGCGGTCGATGCCGGCATGCACTACCTGCGGCCGTCTGGGTACACGCCTGACAATCCGAGCGGCGGGCACAACTACGCTGGCCGCTACAATGTGGGCGCGAAGCTCCTGGGCGAAGCGGCGTATGCCGGCGACACCACGGCGCCAGCGCCAACGCCAGCGTTCCCCAACATGCCGGTCATGCCGCCGAGCGCGGGCCTGCTAGCGCAGCAGAGTGAAGAGGCCTCGCCTGAGCGCAAGGCCGAGGCTGCCAGTCGTGGCATGATCGACCAGGGCCTGGGCTTGCTCGGGCAGGCAGAGACGCCAGCACCTCAGATCGCTGCCCTTGCGCCGATGCGTCGGCCGCAGGTACAGGCTCCTGGCAATCCGAATTTCCTGCAGATGCTGGCGCAGCAGCGATTGCAGCGGAGGATGGTCTGATGGTTGGTCTACTCGACACCAACGATGACGGCATGACGGCGGCTGAGCGCAGTCAGCCACTGTGGTCGGGCCTGATCAGGGCTGGCCTCCTCGGCGTCGCTGCCGGCGAGAACATCATGCCGACCGAGCGTGCGCGACTGATCGCGCAAGCGGGTGGTGCGCTGGGCGACATCGGGACAGAACAGCGACAGGCTCAGGCGGCGGCAGCGCAAAATGCGCTGCGGCGCCAGCAGGTGGCCGAAGGAAAGCTGAAGCTGCAGACGCGCCAGAAGATGCAGGAGTATGTGAAGACGCCAGAGTTCATGGAGGCGATGAGTAAGCTCGATCCCGCGCGCCAGCAGATCATCAAAATGCAGATCGAGGCGGGCGACATGGATGCGGTGTCGCGCACGATCCAGTCGGCCGACCTGGGCGAGTACCGCGCTCGCCAGCTAGAGCTGGGGCAGCAGCGCAACGATCTGCTGGCGCAGCGTGATGCCAACCAGCGTGAAAAGCAGCTCATCGACATCGATCGGCAGAAGCGTGAGTTGGAGCTGAAGCAGCAGGCCGAAGAGCGCAAGGCCCAGGCCGGCCCGTTCGGCAACACCGAGAAGGGCCGCCAGTGGGCGATCGTCAACGACGCGGTGAAGCGGTATCAGGCGGGCGACATGTCGGGCATCGAAAGCTCCGAGTATCGTGCGGCTCGCGACAGCCTCGGCAAAGACACGACCATGAAGGACGCCCTGGGCAACATCAGCACGGTGACGGGCCTCGATATGTCGTGGACGCCTGAGCCCCGGTTCAACGCCACGGGCGCCGCGCCTCAGCCGAAAGAAGTGAAGTACGTCGAGGGCCAGCCGCAGCAGCCGCTGCCGCAGCCGGCGATGAAGGCGATCACCGAAAACTTGGTCAGTGTCAGCAAGATCGATGACGCGCTGACCGAGGTGAAAAACAATCCCGACGCCGCCGTGGGCACCAAGATGTCCCAGATCACGCGGCTGCCGTTGGGCGCGATCCCGAGCGACGTGCTTGATGCCCTGGACCCCAAGGGCCAGAAGCTGCGCCAGCTCATTGCCGAAATCTCGGCGGTCAAGGTGCACGACCTGTCGGGCGCTGCGGTGTCAGCGATGGAGTTTCCGCGCCTCGCGCCCTTCATCCCGAGGCCGACCGACGATCCCGAGAAGATCAAGAGCAAGCTCAACTCCTTCAAGAAGGCGCTGGCGATGGAGCTGCGCCTGCAGCGCGGCAACATCGGCAAGGGCAGCATCGTGCCGAAGGAGCTGGAGAAGTATAAGGCTCAGACCGAACCGACCTATGTTGGCAGCGATGGCAAGCCGGTGGCGTGGAAGGACATTGAGGACACCGCCAAGGCGCGCGGCATCAGGGTCGAGCAGGTGATCGAGGCGCTGAACCTGACGCCTGGAGACTGAGATGGCCGATCTATTCGACCGCTACAACATCAACGTGGCGCCTGAGCCGACGCAGGGCGGCGATCTCTTCGATCGCTACAGCACGGCCAAGCCCGATCTCGGCCCCGCCATCGCGGCGGCGGGCGGCGGTCCTGAGCCGACGACGCTCGAAAGGGTCGAGGGCCGCACCAAGGACGTGCTAACCCGTGCCGCCGACAGCATGAGCTTCGGCTTGCTGCCCAAGCTGGCAGCGCGGATTAGCTCATGGGAGGGCAGGGGCACCTACGATGAGGCGCTGGCGCGCGAGCGTCGCAGGGTGGAGGAGGCCGGCGACCGCCTGGGCACGACGGGCTCGATCCTGTCCGACATCGGTGGCGGCCTGCTGTCTGGTAGCGCCCTGGCGCGGTCTGGGGTGACGCTCCTGGGCCGGGCGCCCCGCACGGCCACCGTGGGCGAGAAGGCGTTCCTGGGTGCCCTGGAGGGCGCTGGCTACGGTGCTGCGCAAGGGGCGGGCCATACCGACGCCGACAACGCCCAGGCCTACCTGACCAACGCGGGCAAGGGCGGCATCCTGGGCTTGGCGACGGGTGGCGTCTTGCCCTTCATGGCGAACGCCGCTCAGCGCGTGCTCACCCCGTTTCGCGCGACCCCTCAGCGCACTGCGATGGTCGAGACCCTGGACGATGCCGGCGTCCATACGTCGGCGGCTCAGCGCGTAGGGAACCGTACGCTCCGAAACTACGAGGATTTAGTCGGCAAGCTGCCGCTTGGCCGAAACCCTACGCGCGACCAGATGGAGGGCTTCACCCAGGAGGTGATGCGCCGCTCGGGCATCGCCGCCCAAGCCGGCGAGACCGCCACGCCTGAAGTGCTGCAGCGAGGTGCGACGCAGATCGGCCAGGGCATTCAGCAAATTCAGCAGCGCAATCCGATGCAGTACGACAACACGCTGCTGGGTGAGCTGGTCAACATCAACCAGAATGCCAGGGTGCTGTCGCGCGGCGAGCAGAGCACGATCAACGAGTTCACAAACCGCCTGCTGCAGCCAGGGGCGACGCTCACGCCTGAGGCGATGGCGGCCCTGCGCACCGATCTCAGGCTGGCCTACCAGAAGGGGCCAGATGCCAAGCCGCTCTTCAATCGGGCCATCGCCAACCTGCGCGACGCGATCGATGACGCCCTGGCGCGGTCGATCCAGCGCAACGGCAATGCCGATGATCTGGCGGCCCTGGAGGCCTTGCGCCAGCAGTACGCGAACCTCAACGTGCTCACCGATGCAGTCAGCCGATCGGGCGAGAGTGGTGCCCATGGCGTGCTCACGCCCACGGCCCTGTCCGCTGCGCAAAAGGCCTCGGTGGGCAGGACCAACTACACGCGCGGCGTCGGTGATCTCAGCGAGCTGGCGCGGGCCTCAACGGGTGTCTTGCGCACGCCGCCCGACAGCTTCACTAATACGCGCTCCAGCTTGATGGACGTTGCCCGGCTGGCCGCCGCGCTACCAGCGCGAGCGGCGGTCACGAGCCGGCCCGCCCAGGCCTACTGGGGCAACCAGATTTCGACTGGCCCGATCTCACCCCAGGCCACGCAAGGGGCCACGGCGGGTGTCCTGGGGCCTGCGGACAGGATCATACAGGGCCTTTTGATGCCCTGAGGCCCCCGCATCGGGTGCGCAGATACGCTCTTTTCGGGCTTGATCTTATAATTTTCGTTCCGCATCCTAGTGTCCGTCTACGCATAGCGTAGGCGTTCCCTCTTGCCTACAACATCCCACCTTTAGGAGGACGCTTTGGCCATTAAGATAGGGGAAGCAAAAATCTCAAACAGTCATCGAGGTTATCGCTTCAAGATTGAGAAGCGTGACATCGAAAACGGTCAGCCGAATGACCCATGCAACTGCGCTGCGGCGCGTGCGCTTAAGCGCCAATTCGGAGCCCGCGAGGTTTTCGTCTATCGCGACGTGACCTACATTCTCAAAGACGAAAGAAGCGCCCTTCGCTTCCACACCACGGCGCCGCTGCGGCTGGAGACCATCATCTTCGATCGCAATGGTGAGTTCTTTCCTGGTGAGTACGATCTTGCGCCGGCGCCGCTTGTTGAAAAGGCGAGCCGGCCCAAGGGCGCATCTCGCCCCGCTCAGCGGTCTGGCCGCAAAGTACGTGAGCGCTATTCAATTCCCAACGTGCGGCCGACAGCGTCGCAGAAACTGCCGAGGGTATAGCCATGCCGCGTGGGCAACTGAAACCAGCACTGACCGCCGCCGATCTGCGGGCCAAGATCAAGGAAATCAAGGAGCGCGAGAAGGAGCGCGTTGCTGAGGTAGAGGAGAAGATCAAGGCGCTGAGCCGACGCGCCAAGTTCCTTTCCGAGCTGAAGGCCTGGATGGGGAGGCGCAAGCTGACGCCGCTCGATCTATTGGCGATGTACCGTGAGATGCAGCCGAGGCGTGCCGATGCCCCGGTGAAGAGTAAGAACCCGCTGCAGCCCAAGAGTGGGCGCTGGGCGGACAAGCCCCGCCCGCACAGGGGCGGTGTCGGCGCGACCGACATGTTCATGCACAACGGGAAGCTCGTTCCCAAGCGCGGCGATCCTGAGTTCCGCAAGGCCATTCATGAAGCGCGTATCGCCAAGGGCATGAAGGTCGACGAGGTGGGCAAAAAGATCGGCATCTCGGGCGCCTCAGTCGGCAACTGGGAGCAGGGCCGCAACGTACCGAAGGAGGAGCAGCGGGCGAAGATCGTGAAGCTCTTGGGTCTACCCGATGATCTGGGTAAGGATGCGACGCTGGCGAGCGCAGCGTCGATGGGCGGCAGCAAGCGACAAGGGTCGCTGGCACTCAACGGTGCCGCAGCCCACTAGGGCGATGATGGGCCAGCCGCGCTAGTCGCGAGCTGGCCCTTTT